CCAGATAACGGCTTGGCTGAGGACGCTGTGATGAAAATCGACTATACTCTCATCAGCCCAAACAGTTCCCCGAGGACTGCGGCCATCGACACGATCACCATCCATTGCATGGCGGGAGACCTGACGGTCGAGCAGTGCGGGCGGATCTTCTCCAATCCCTCCTACCAGGCATCGAGCAATTACGGCATCGGCTCCGACGGCCGCCTGGCGCTTTACGTGCCGGAGAACCGGCGGAGCTGGTGCTCCAGCTCCTGGCGCAATGACGACCGCGCCATCACCATTGAGGTGGCCAACTGCGGAGGGGAGCCCGACTGGCCGGTGAGCGCCGCGGCCTATGCGACGCTGATCGAGCTGCTGACAGACATCTGCCTGCGTCACGGCATCCCGCGGCTGCTCTGGCACGCGGACCCCGCTCTGATCGGGCAGGTGGACAAACAGAACATGACGGTGCACAGGTGGTTCGCCGCGAAGGCCTGCCCCGGCGACTACCTGTTCAACCATCACTATGACATCGCGCACGAAGTAAACAACAAACTGGAGGTGTTGCGGATGACAGGAGAGCAGATCCTGGCGGCCCTCTCGGACCGGGAGGCGTACGAACTGCTGATGAAGGCACAGCGACACGCCGCGACGCTGGACGCGCCGTACTGGGCAGCGGACGAGCTGGCCAAGGCCGTGGAGCAGGGCATCACAGACGGCACCAGGCCGATGGCCATGGTGACCAGGGCAGAGGCTGCCATCATGGCCGGAAGGGCAGGTGGTAACAAATGACCAAGGTGTTCTGGAAGGCTGCGGGGATCCGCGCCCTGCGGACGATGGCCCAGTGCGCTATAGCCTACATCGGCAGCGGCAACCTGCTGGGGGACGTCAACTGGGTCGGCGTCGTCAGCTCGGCCCTCATGGGCGGGATCGTGAGCGTGCTCATGAGCATCGCGACCGGCCTGCCGGAGGTCCCGCTGGACGGAGGAGGCGACGACAGTGGCCCCGCTCGATAACGAGGACATGGAGAGACTCCGCGAGAGCTTCGTCACCAGGAGAGAGTTTGAAGCCAAGGTCGAAGAGATCAACGGCAAGCTCTCAAACGACATGAAAGAACTCGCGGTTATCAACACAAAGCTGTCCCTGATCCTCTGGCTGCTGGGTGCCGTGGGCGCCGCGGTGATCACCGTGCTGATCAAACTGCTTTTCGGGGCATAAAATGAGTAGCAACAGAAGTAGCAATAGACGCAGTTTTCGCGAAACACAGGAACACATAGCAAAAGAGCTCTAAAATGCATGGAAAAGGCGGAAGCCCCTGTCTATCAAGGACTTCCGCCTTTTTTCACTTGGTCCGAGTGACTGGATTCGAACCAGCGGCCTCTTGAACCCCATTCACGCACTGAAATTTTAAAAATGCTGTAGTTACGGGATTTTTTGAGTTATCCACAATCGGCGAGTAGCAATAGAGTAGCAGTAGATTTTCACTTTTCCCCCGCTCAAATCGCGTCTGTGAGCTTGTGCAGGTCCGCCATGGAGACGTCCTGGTAGTAGCGGAGCATATCCCCGGAGGTGTGCCCCATCAGCTCCAGCTTGTCCTTCTCGGCGCCGGGGATCCGCTTCAGCAGCGTGGCGAAAGTATGGCGGCACGTGTGAGGCGTGTACTTGTGCCGGAGGCCGGTGCCGGACTGCTCGATGACCGGGTTCTCTATCCCGCAGGCCTCCAGCGCCGGGTAGAAGACCGACTCAGTGAACCGGCGGAGCGTCCAGGGCTTCCCTTCCTCGTCCGGGTACAGAGGGCCGTCTGAGGCCGTACGGCGCTCTATGAGGGCCCTTATCTTCGGGGATACCGAAACACGGCGCCCCTTCCCTGCTTCCGTCTTGGCGCCGCCAGTGAGGCAGCAGGCGGCTTTGTCGTATGAGGCCGACGTCAGCGCCAGGAACTCGGAAGGGCGGAAGCCGGTGTAGATCATCATCAGGATGGCGTCAGCTCCGGGGACCGTGGCCACGCTCTGGGCGATGCGGGCGATCTGGAGATCGTCGAAGGACTCGCGGTGGACGGAGGCCTCGCCGGAGATCCTCACGTACTGGGCCAGGTTCAGGCCGTCAGGGACGAGCCTGCGCGGGATGGCGTATTTGTACATCAGCCCGGCCACCGCCCTCATGTTCTCGCGGGTCCGCCTGCCGTGGGGGCAGTCGTCGATGCACTCCTGGAGGTCATCTATACCCACGTCCGCGAATGGGACCGCAAACAGCGGCCAGAAGTACCTCACGGCGCTCCTGTAGCAGTCCATGGTGGACTTGCCCGCCTGGTGGGTGGGGAGCCAGGCCTCGTAGAGCTGGTAGAACGACAGGGCCTTCGGTGTCCGCCCAGGCGTCTGCCGCAGAGTGGGGACGGCTGCCACGGCCTCCCGCTTCGTGGCGAAGACCTGGGAGCGGGTATGCTTCCGCAGACCGCCCTCCGGCGTCGTATAGTAGCCGGTCACCACTACGGCCTTATATTTGCCGCTGGGCAGCTTGTAAACACTGCCCTGGCCATTGCCCCGCCTGCGCTTTGCAGGTGGGGCTTTTTCCTGTTTCCAGCCACAGAGCCCGCAAAATGGGGCATCTGCGACCTGCTGTCCGCATTTTTTGCAAATCATTGCAGATCTCCTTCCCTGAGTACGGTCTTTTGCACGTGCGTTCCTTCCGGTTTTTTTCGGGGCGACATTTGTCTGCTGGTAAGGCAGACTGGAAGGCGAGAAAGGGGGCGCTGCACGTGCGCGAGGAGCTGATGGATCTCATCCGGCAGATACCGGACAAGGATCTCGAACTGGTTTATTACTTCCTGTTAGCTTTGGCAGAAGAGGACCCGGCTTAGATCTCCGGGTCCTCTTTTTTTCTGGCTGCCTCCCCGACGTCCCGGAAGAGCTGCTCCAGGTCGGTCCAGAGCGGGGACTCCGGCGGGATCCTGAGGAGCGCCGTCAGGAGCGTGGTGCGGAAGGTCTCGTCCCGGTCTTTGGCCAGGCGGCCTATCAGCCTCCCCAGCTCCGCCTCCCGGCTGAGAGGGGCGAACATCTCGCCCTCGCCGGTCCGCAGCCACGTCTCGGAGACGTTGAACTCGCGGCATATGGAGAGGATCGCAGTATCGGGGATATTCCTGACGCCCTTCTCCCAGTACGACACCGCGGAATTGGTGACCCCGATCCGGGCGCCGAACTCTTCCTGGTTAAGCTTCGCAGCTTTGCGAACCTGTTTCAATCTATCGGTCACTTCGTGTCCCTCCTTTGTTGTGTAGACATATTAACAGATACAATCCTCATTGTCAAATTATTTTGCAATTACACTTGACAGAGTTAACATTGAGGAGTAGTATATCCTCAAAGTCAAATATCATGCTGACAACGAGGAGGTGCAACATGACACAGCAGGAGAAAGAAGCGCGGCTTATCCAGGCAATCCTGAACCTTCCGCCGGATAAGCTGGACTTTGTCTGGGGAGTGCTGGTAGGCGCTACCCTGCCCGCTAAACATCCAGAGGAGGCGCAGGCATGACTGTCGCGGAAGTAAGGACATCGGACGCCGTATGGCTGACCCCGGAGCAGATCGCCCCCATACTTCGGTGCAACGCCCACGCCATCAGGCTGGCCGCCAAGGAGTACCCGGAGCTGCTGGGCTTCCCGGTGATCCGGCTGGGGAACCGCACGAAGATCCCCCGGAAGGCGTTCCTTCAATTTTTGGGAGAGGAGATACCAGACAATGACAGAGCAGAGATTCAGTGACGTGATGAGGATCGTGGGCCAGATCGAGGGCGCCGCCATGTCGCTCTCCGGCGCGGACATCCGCATCGGCAGCATCATCACCGAGTGCGTGGACAGCCTGGTCAAGATCATCGAGATGGAGGTCAAGTTATGAGGATCCGAACGAAAAGAGCAATCGCCGAGGGCATCGGCTGGCTGTCCTGGCTGACTACCCTGGGCCTCATCGGAGGCATGGAACGCGGCAGGATCGCGCTCTCCGCCGGTGCCGGGTGGGCCTTCGGCCTGCTGCTCCTGGGCACCGCAGCCATGTACAAGGCAGGGCTCTTCACCAAGACCCGCACCGCGGCACCCAGCGTGGTGGCCATCGCCGCCGCCTGCGCGATCGTGTCTCTGGGCATCGTAGTGGCAGCGCTCTGATGGCAGAGGACAGGAACCAGCCCTCCCTGTTCGGCGACGCCGACTACGAGGCATTCACGGAGAAGTTCAAGCCCAAGAAGACCACGGACGACTGCTACACGCCGCCGGAGGTATACGACGCCCTGGCCGACTGGGTGGCCGAAGAGTACGGCCTCGACCGTCAGAGCTTCGTCAGGCCGTTTTACCCGGAGATGGACTACACCGAGTACGAGTACCCGGAAGGCTGCACCGTGGTGGACAATCCGCCCTTCAGCCTGCTGGCTGCCATCATCCGGCACTACTGCCGGAACGGGATCCGCTTCTTCCTGTTTGCTCCCGCCCTCACGCTGTTCACAGCCACTGAATGCCCCATCTGCTACCTGGGCACAGGCTCGGACATAACCTACGAAAACGGCGCCGTAGTGGCCACCAGCTTCGTCACAAACCTTGACCGCTACCGGCTGCGGACCGCGCCCCAGCTCCACGCCAGGCTGAAAGAGGCAAACGCCAGGGCGCTGGCTGCCCGCAGGCAGAACAAGCCGGAGCTGCCCAAGTACGTGTACCCGGACTGCGTGATCTCAGCCGCGGCCATGCAGAAGCTCAGCAAGTACGGCGCGGAGCTGAACATCTCACCGGAAGACGCCATCTACACCGGATCCCTTGACGCCCAGCGCCCCTTCAAGAAGTCCATCTTCGGCGGCGGCTTCCTGCTGCGCGAGAGAGCGGCAGCGGAGAGAGCGGCAGCGGAGAGAGCGGCAGCGGAGAGAGCGGCAGCGCGTCGGTGGGAATTATCAGACAGGGAACGCGCACTCCTGGACCCGGAGAGGAGACAGACCGGCGGACTCTTTGACATATGTCCCTGAGGGCCGGTAACCCGAAGGGGCTCATCGCGAGATCTCCTTTCTAACACGAGAAGCGGCTCCCCGCTCTGAGCCGCTCCTCCCTGATGCAGGGAGGCCGCCCGGTGAAGACCCCGGACGCTGAGCGGGAACACAGCCAAGGAAGGAGATAAATACCATGAGCCAATTTATCAGCGTACTGATCAAGAGACCGGGAGAGATCCCCCGGCACGTAAACGTCAGCAACAGCCTGGAGGCGCTCCAGAAGAACGTGGGCGGCTACATCGAGGCCGTCACCATCATGGAAGACGTGGTGGTCATCTGCAACGAAGAAGGCAGGCTGAAGGGCCTCCCCTACTGCTGCACCATCGCGGGCCACGACTTCGTGGGCGACATCATCATGGCAGGCGTGGACGGCTGTGAGCTGGCGGACCTGCCCATCAGCTGGAAGGAGCTGAAGGTCCTCTTCCCCGCACTCTGGATGCAAAAAAAGCCGAAAAGGAGTAAAGCGAAATGACTATGACCAACGAGGAGATCGTCCGGGACTACCGGCAGGCGAAGTCACCGTCCAAGCACATCCAGCTCCTGGCCGACCTTAACCAGTGCGATAAAGGCAGCATTATCAAGATCCTTACCGAGGCGGGCGTGAAGCTGCCCGGCAACATGGGACCCAGGCCCAAGAAGGCCGCGCCGAAGCCGGTCCAAGAGCCGGCCAAAGAAGAGCCGGCCAAAGAGCCGGCCAAAGTGGAAGGCGCCAAGAGCGACGAGGGCAAGCTGCCCCTGTCACTGGTCCCTCCGGCCATCGTCACCGCGGTGGCCAGGGTCCGCTGGTACGGCAACCTGAAGTACACGGACCCGCAGAACTGGAGGCGGGTGCCGCTGCTCAAGTTCCACGAGGCGCTCCTCCGGCACGTCCTGGCGGCCTGGGAGGATCCCGCCGCCGTGGATCCGGAGAGCGGGCTGCTGCATCTGGAACACGCCGCCTGCAACCTGGCGTTTATCCTGGCGCTTATGGAGGCCTCGTATGGAGACGTGCAATCATGATTGTTTCAACTGCCCCTTCCCCGACTGCATCTGCGAGGAAGGGGCCACCCTCACGGAGATCCGCGACGCGGACCGCCGGGACAAGCTCCTGACACAGCCGGAGGCAGTGGACACAAAGCGGCGGTACCAGGCCCGAAGCAAGACGACACTCACGCCTGCGCAGAAGGAGCGGGCCCGGCAGAAGTCCGCGGAATACCGCGAAACGCACCGGGAGGAGATCAACCGGAAGCAGCGGGAGAGATACGCCACGGACCCGGCCTTCCGGGCGAAGGTCAAGCAAAACACCGCCAACTACTGGCGGAACGTCCGCAAGGACTATCTGAGAGCGAAAAGGAGAGAACGCGATGAACGAAATCGCCTACAAGGACAGAGCTGAGTGGCTGGAGATCCGCCGGGGATATATCGGCGGCTCGGACGCAGCTGCGGTCATCGGCCTGAGCCCATACAAATCAGCCTACACCCTCTGGGCGGAGAAGACCGGCCAGCTGCCGGAGTTCGAGGGCAACATCACCACCAGAGTGGGCGCCTACCTGGAAGACCTGGTGGGCGGCCTCTGGTGCGAGGAGACCGGCAGGCAGGTCCGGCGGAAGAACCGGGTGCTGGTGAACCCGGCCTACCCATGGGCCTGCGCGACGCTGGACCGCGTCGTGACCGGCGAGAAGGCCCTCCTGGAGATCAAGACGACAAACAGTTTCCCGGTCATGCGCACCTGCCGGAGCGGGGATTTCCCGGCCCAGTGGTACTGCCAGGTGGTCCACTACCTGGCCGTCACAGGATACGACAAGGCCTACCTGGCCGTCCTCATGAACTGCCGGGAGCTGCTCTGCTTCGAGCTGGAGCGGGACGAGGAGGAGATCTCCGCCCTCATGGAGGCCGAGCGGGAGTTCTGGCAGCACGTCCAGGACAAGACGCCGCCGGGCATCGACGGCAGCGAAAGCACCGCGGACACCATCGCCGCTCTGAGCGGGGACAGCTCCGCCGGAAGCGAGACCGCCCTCTTCGGCAGGGAGAACATCCTGGACGAATACACCGCCCTGAAGCGCCAGCAGAAGGCGCTGGGCGAACGAATAACCCAGATCGAGAACGTCATCAAGGCAGACATGGGAGACAGCGAGAAGGCCACGGAGGGCGGCTACACGGTCTCCTGGAAGACGCAGACCCGCTC